CAAAAATAAACATCAAAAACGGTGATACGTTTGCCGTTCAAGCCTCAGTAAGTGGCGTAACCGTCGATAACGGAATTGATAAATGGCAAATAAAGTCTCAAGTGAGAAAACCAAAAACACTTGAGCTTGTCGCTGAATTATCTGTAAATGTTGTTGACTACGCCACTTATCAACTACTTTGTACAAATACCGATAATTGGCCCGTAGGAATATTGTATTGCGATATTCAATATACGACATCATCAGGTCAAAATGTGAGCACTGAGACGTTTAATATCAACGTTATACGAGGCATTACATCATGATAGAGACCACGCTAACTCCAGTTGTTTCTATCGGGACAGTAATATCTGCACAAAGCTACAAATCACCAGATGTTAACGAATCACTGACAACAGAATTAATTCAGCAGAATCAGGTGTTAATTCAACCTATAAATACCGGTCTTATTGGGCCTGTTGGGCCACAAGGCCCTGAGTATCAAGGTGATGACTTGCCTGATTTTACACTCATCTTCGATAACAAATTAATTTGAGGTTAATCTATGTCTACTTTAGCAGCCAGAATTGCAGACCTTGCCACTAGGTTAGCCACTGAGTGCAAGTCAATAAGAACGCTAGTCAATGGAAACGCAGCAGATCTATCTGCTTTAACTACTACACAGAAAACATCATTAGTTGCTGCTATCAATGAGCTTAAAAATGCTGTTGATAATGCAGGCTCATCAATTACAATCAGTGATTCAACTTCTTCAACAACAGAAGTTTGGTCATCTAGTAAGGTATCATCTGCAATTGCTCAAGCTAAAAGCGATTTAGTGAATGGTGCTGGTGCAGCACTTGATACATTAGCGGAATTAGCTTCTGCTTTAGGAAATGATGCTAGTTTTGCCTCTACTGTTACAACTGCTTTAGGTTATCGTCTCCGTTTTGATGCGGCACAAACACTAACTACAGGACAGAAAACGCAAGCATGTGCAAATCTCGGTATTGGTGAACCGGATACGGACTTTGTGACGACCTTCAATTCTGGACTGGTGTAAATTATGGCTGATTTATCAACTAGAGTCGGCTTGCTGGCTACAAGGATAGCCAATTATATCAGGGATAGCGTCTTACCTCGCTTAATTCCATCAGGTGGTGCAACAGGGACAGTTCTTGGAAAAAGTAGCGCAACAAACTACGCCGTGTCTTGGATAACCCCCTCCGCTGGAGCTGGAGGTAGCACAGGTCAAATTCAATACAATGCATCAGGTGTGCTGACTGGAGCTTCAAATGTCTTGGTCGATAATAATGATTTGGTTTCTGCCGTTAATGCTTCACCGGTTTCTCCTTCTATAGGTGTGAAGAAGTTTGGTGTTTCATTAGCAAGTAGAGTGATGCTGGGGATGTTGGGGCCTAAAGGTGATTCATATGTCCCACAACCCGCACTATACGGTTCCCGGTGTGTTTGGATTCCCTGCACCAACAGCCATAGGAACGGCAACTGCAAGGCCCATTGCAACAACAAATCTAATGAGCCGGACAAAGAGGCTTGGATATGTGTCGTCTGCGACAGCAGGTAGCTTTGCAGGGCATTACCTGACGGCTGCACAGTACACTGTAGGTAATGGGGCCGGATTGGGTGGGTTTTTCTACTCTTGCCGATTTGCATTCTCAGATGCCGCTGCTGTTGCAGGTGTTAGGGCATTCGTAGGGTTATCATCATCAGTGGCAACGGCAACTAACGTTGAACCAAATACGATTGTGAACTGTATCGGATTAGCTCAATTGTCTACGGACACAACACAGCTTTACTTGGTTTATGGTGGTTCTGTAGCGCAAACAGCAATAGGTCTGGGAGCTAACTTCCCTCCTATGGCGGCAACAGGTGCAACCGGTGGCAATGTTTATGTTCTGACATTATTTAGTGTTGGGACTGAGAATGGTATTATTTATTATAGGGTGGAAAGATTAGGAACAACTTATGTTGCCAAACTCCAGCATCAACTACGTTGTTAGCTCACAGAGCATGGCGTTGTAACAATGCGACAGCACTGGCTGCGGCCATTGATATTGTCGGGGTCTACATAGAGACAGACAACTAACCCGCTTCGGCGGGTTTCATGATAAAATCATGGGTAACAATAAATTATGAATAAGACAGCGATGGGCAAAATTTCTGCGGCGCTTGATTCGCCAATCGGAAGACTGGTAGATAATGCAAGCCCGAAGATTGGCGCAGTTACAACCGTGGTGGCTGGCACGTCATGGTACATGGCTATACCGTGGGATAATGTCGTATTGATAACATCCAATAACTTCATCAAGCGAAAGGAGTTGGCAAGTGGCAGCGACGATAACTAGCACTGAACTAGCAGCATTCACAAAGAAGCTCGGATTCGAGTCACTAACCGATATCGAGAGCGAGGCATTCATTGAGACTGCTAATTCTGTCGATGCTGATTTTGATGTGGCTGGATACACGGATGCAAAGGTTCGCTTGATCAAGTTGTATCTGTGCGCCATGCTGTCTATCAATGGCGTTCGCCAGACTGCATCACAAAGCGTTGATGTATTGAGCAAGTCTTACAAGTACGGGACATTGGAAGATACCTACAATTGGCTTTCTGTGCGCATTAGCGAAGCAGATCCTGATGGTATCGTCGATATTCCAGCTCAAGGCGGTGGCAGCGCGTTCATTATGACAGTTGGAGGATGTTATGAGTAATTCAATTCAGTCATTGGTTGGCGAATCAACTAAAGATGTTGTCAGGTATTATTGCAACATAAAGACAATTGAATGGTGCGAGCGAAAGCGCGATGAGGCCAAGGATGGCGAAACGGCGTACCACTATCACCAGCTAGCCGAAATGTGGAGGTCTCGCCTTGGCTCTTGATTTCATCGGCGAAGATTTCATGGCGCTGAAATGCACGTACTGGCTCAAGACCGGTCACGACGACTGGACTGGTCAAGACACATATTCAGCGCCAGTCGTTGCCAGATGCTGGTACAAGAAGGATTTCAAGCTAATTCGCAATGAGCGTGGTGAAGAGGTTGCGGCAAAAGCCATGTATCTGTCTGATGAGCTGACGCCAGTAACCAACGGGTCATACATCGCATTCGGTGAATCCGCAGGGCTTGACCCGATTGCGGCTGGCGCATCCGTGGTGATTGGCGTTGGCTTAGTGCCAGCAGATGCGCTTGGTTCATCCGACTTAAACAAGGTTTACGTCTGATGGCTATCAAGAAGGCAAAGTTCGTCAACAACATGCCAAAGGTGATCGCGGAGATTGACCAGAGGGCTGGCCGCGCAGTTTATGCCGCCGCTACAGTGCTTGATGCTTATCAGGCAGCCAACGTTCCGATTGATACATTAGCACTGGCAAATAACCGCTCTATCGAGCTAAAGCAGTCTGGCACAGTTGCAAGTGCGACGCTGAAGTTTCACCAGTCATATGCAGCAGCCGTCCATGCCAAAGTTGGCGTAAACTGGAAGTGGAGTTATGAAGCTATGAAATACATCGACGACATTCGCGACTGGCTGATTGCAAATAACCTTGTTACTGGCTACAAGGTGCAGCCTTACGAATGGAAAGATTCGACCATTACCACAGACAGATTCATCGTGATTCAACCGGATGGCGGGCAGCCTGTTAATGGTGAATTCCGGTCTCCATTCGCCCGCCTGCTAATCACAGGCCAGAAGGCAGAAGCGCACCAAGTAGCAAACGGCGTTGTTGACCGCGCAAATGGTATAATCAAAGCCATGCAGGAAAGTTACAGCCAAGGCCTAAACTTCCTGATGGTGCCAGTGAGTGATATTTCAATCACGGCGCGAACTGAAGATGGCAGGCCATACTGCCAGATTAACTTACGAATATTGGCAAACAAAGAGGGTTAACAAATGTCAACCGCCTACACGGGTCGCGATCGACTCCTTAGTTTTAGCGTGTGCAAGCCTAGTGATGGCGGTGAGGCTCTCGCCACCGTAAAGGCTCGCACTTTCCTACACATTGGTGGGACTCGCGGGAAAACAAAAAATGCCCAGT